GCAATAGCTGGCTCTTCAAACGCTGAAGCATTTTTAGATGGTACTTCAAAAGGTACAGTTTCATCCGCGGAGGGTAAAAGTGTATTAAGTAGCGGAGGAATTGGTTCAATTAATGATGGTGTTCTTTGGAACGGACAAATTGAAGAAATACTCGTATACGCTTCTGACCAAACAGACAATCGTACTGCACTCGAAGCTAACATAGCAGAACACTACAGCATCTCTGGAGTACCCACAGCAACAGACACCGTTAATGGTTTCGTTGAAACTTGGTATGACCAGAGTGGAAATGGTAGTGATGCAACTCAGACAACAATAACAAAGCAACCTAAGATTGTAGATGGTGGTTCATTAGTAACTGGTGGAATAGATTTCCTTAATGGTACTTCGACTAGTCTTGAAACCAATAACTCTGATATTTGTAATGTACCACAACTCTCCATATTTACTGTATTAACTCCGCATACAGCACAAAGCCAAACGCAAGCATTTTCTTGTGGGGCGGTAGTTTATAACAGCACAGGGTATGGTGGTTGGAGACTTAATTTTAATGGGTACTCAGATGATGCAGATTTTCAAACCCAAGCTAAAGGAAGTACTCCTTTTGGTAGTATATCCTTAGACGTAACAAGTAGTGAATGTCTGGTAGCATACGTTGCCACTTTTCCTAATGCTACTGGTTCGGTAAATGGCGGAACTGCGGTTACCACAAGTAATATGGTATCCCCAAATCAAAATGGCGTAGGCACAAGAAAATTTAGGATTGGTGGTCAATTTACTTTTCGTTATGATGCTAATTACACTAAGCCCATAAACGAAATAATTATCTACACTACTGACCAGTCAGCTAATCGCCCTGCCATCGAAGCTAACATTAAAAATCAATATAACCTTACATAATGTACTTACTATTTCCAACTGAAGAAGACGCATGGAGTCGCTCCGAGCAGGAGGGCATCAGCCTTGGTCTATCCTTTCATACTGAAGGCAAAGGGTCACGCTATGTGACATCCCCAGAACAAACTATAGATGGTCTATGGGCATTGGATGTTGAAGGCTATGACCTTGATGAAAGCGAACAAGCAACAACCACGGTAGAAGTAATATTCCCAGAACCCACAGAAGATATTTAATAATTTATGACAAACAAAACTGCTGAAGGCTTATATACCTCCCTTGAGGGGAAGCGATATCAATACCTAGACCGCGCTCGTTCTTCATCAAAACTCACACTACCGTATGTATGCCCAGACGAAGGCTTCGGAGCACACAGCCGTTTGGACACTCCCTTTCAAGGCGTTGGGGCAAGAGGAGTAAACAACCTCGCTTCAAAATTACTGTTGGCACTTCTACCTCCCAACGCCCCTTTCTTCCGTCTCGCAGTGGACGAATATGGACTACAACAAGAAGGCGCTCCACCAGAGCTAGTAACTGAGATTGAGAAGTCTCTACAGCAGGTCGAAGAGTCCTTCATGGAGGAAGTCAGTAGAGGTACATATCGTACCGCACTACACGAAGCGCTGAAGCAACTTATCGTTACAGGTAATGCTTTACTATACGTCCCTGACGATGGTGGCGTACGTGTCTTTCACCTCGACCGCTTCTGTGTTGAGCGCGACCCAATGGGCAATATTCTATATATCTGCACCAAGGAAACTCTAAGCTACATGAGCCTCTCTGAGGAGATGAAAGAAGTAGCTGGCACTAACGAAGGCGGTGCTGAAGATGAGATAAATTTATATACCGCTGTATGTCGTAAAGATAAGGGCTGGAAAGTCTGGCAAGAAATAAACGGCACAGTCATCCCTAAGTCCGAAGGCTTCTATGGTCTAGATAAAAACCCATTCATCCCTCTGCGTTTCACTCGTATAGATGGCGAGGATTACGGACGTGGTTATGTTGAGGAATACTTAGGTGACCTACAGTCCCTTGAAACTCTCACACAGGCTATTGTTGAGGGTTCAGCCGCCGCCGCAAAGGTTCTATTCTTAGTTAACCCTAACGGTACAACCAGAGCTAAGACCCTAGCTGAAAGTCCTAACGGAGCAATCGCACAAGGTAACGCTCAGGATGTCTCAACTCTACAGGTAAACAAGTTCAACGACTTCCGTGTAGCTCAGGAGACAATAAACACAATCAAAGACCGCCTAGGTCACGCCTTTTTACTTACCAGTGGTACTGTACGCCAAGCTGAGCGTGTTACCGCTGAAGAAATACGTATGTTAGGTATGGAGTTAGAAGCCGCTCTTGGTGGACTCTACTCTCTTCTAAGCAGTGAAATGCAACTCCCATTGGTCAATCGTCTAATGGAGGTAATGAATAAGAAGAACACACTACCTAAGATTCCTAAAGACGTTGTTAAGCCAATCATCATTACAGGTGTTGAAGCTTTAGGACGTGGTAATGATTTACAGAAACTAGACCTGTTCCTAGCTGGAGCCGCCCAAGTGG